CGCTGCCCTTGGTCACCTGCTTCAGATCGCGCTGCGCTGCAACGAGTGCTGCGGCCAGTCGCCCGGTCTTGGTCTTCTCCGTCACTTGCTGCCTCCTTCCGGGCGAACGTCGAGCACGCGCCACGACGAGGTCGTAGCGTAGCGAGTTGCCAGATCCTTGTTCTCCTCGAGCAGCCGCTTCGTATCGAACCCTGCACGGCTGCGTAGCTTGTACGAGACGCGCCACCCCGCCGCCACGCCAAACTCCGCCTGACCGAGCGCCGTCAGCAGAGCGGCCTTCGCCTGGTCAAGAGCCTTGTCGGCTTCTGTAGCGGCCTCCCGGGCTGCCACATAGGCTTCCATCAGCGCCTGCGGGATATGCGTCGATGTGCCTTCGATGCGGTTCATCCGTGATGCCGTTTCGAGGGTCAGCGCACCCGGCGGCGGCACATCCGCAACGACGTGCTTCTCCCAGAACTCCGTAGCGCGATGCTCGATCTCCGCGGCGTAGCCCTCGTCGAACTCCACTCGGTAGAGCTTGAACGCCAAGTGCTGCCCGTCAAGCACGGCAACGTACGCCACCTTGGACTCTGCGCACAGCATCTGGTGCTGGACTTGCAGGCGCACCGCTTCCGGCACCGCGTCGGTTCCAGGCACACCGTATCCGATCGCCTGTCCATGCGTCTTGGCCTCGACGATGTCGCTGCCACGCTTGAACTCGTCGAGCATCCCATCGACGTTGGCACGAAGCACGCCCCGCACGAACGTGCTGGTCGGTGCAACGACCTTGCGACCCAGTTCGCGGCCTGCCATCTCGAGCAGAGCAGGCTCGATCGACGAACCGATCATCGCGGCTTCGCTAGGGAAGCCCTCCTGCTGCGCAACCTTCCCTGTCTTCTCGGCCCACACATCGAGCGGGCTCTTCCATCGGCTGATGCCGAAGATAGCAGCCATGTCGCTGCTACCGAGTCCGCGGCTTCTTGCATCCCTCTGACGGTCGGTGATCATCGTGATCTCCTTTGATTCTGCTCACTTTGAAAGTACGCGGCCCGTCGACGGTGAGCTTCGCCTTCGAGCCAGTTAGATCGGACAGAATGATGGTCAGGGTCTCGGTGCCGTATCGCACCTCAATCCCACTGCCTTCTTTGGTTGTGACAACGAGCATCTTTTTCCTCTGTGACTACTCGCCGTAGTCCCTTGTGCACTCCCAGCATGGCGCATGGTCGTGTGGTCCAGGCGCACCGTGCACGACCTCGCGATAGCCGCAGTACGGGCAGGTGAGAGTCGTGGTCTGCGGCTCTGGAATGGGCCAACCTCGAGCGGCCCAGAGGTCGGCGTGCTTGGCATTCGGATCCGTGCACCAGTCAGCAGCGATGACGATCCGCCGGGCCTCATCGCGCTCCCGACGCGCAGCATCGAGTTCCGCCATACGGATCTCCAACTGCTGTGCAAGCCTCGAGAGATCGTCGCTCATCGCCTCGCCTCCACTTCGCACGCCTTGACCTCGCGCACGAGGGACTCCATCGAGGAGAGCAGAGTGAACGCGCGCTCCGTCCACTCGTCGCCGACCTCGCAGGAGATCGGATCGGCCTCCTCGCGGCACTCCGCGAGGCACGCCGCGTACCCAGCGATGTCGAGCGGGTTGTCGGCCTTCGGCGTGTGCTGCTCGCGCGCCAACTTGTCGAGGATCATCATGGTGGCCCAGTCCGCCGGCGTGAGCGGGGCGGCGAGTTTGTGCCCGAGCACGGCGTTGATCGCGCCGACCGTGCGCGCGAAGTGCCTCGCGGGAGGCCCGTATGAGTCGCCGCGCTCCTCGACGATGCGGAGAGCCTGGCGGAGTAGTTCGGCCTTGTTCATGTGGTTCTCCTCTTCAGAATGGGAAGTCTGCCTCGGGGATCGGCGCGGCCTTCGGTGCGGCATCGCGCTCGCGCGGAGCTTGGAACTTCAGCGACAGATAGACCTTCCCATTCGCACTGGTCTTGCGCCAAGCGGCGATTTCCATCGCCTGTCCGTTGACTACTGCTTGGCCGCGGAAGTCGGGCTGTCGATCGTGTTCCTTTCGGTCATTGGTGAACAGTGCTCCCGTGTCGTTCTTGGTTTCGTATGCCATGTGGTGCTCCTTCTAGTTAGGGGTTCTGACTCTCATACGCGGCGATACGCTCGCCGATCCATGCCATGCAGTTGCAGGCCATCGAGTTGCCGAGTGCCTTGTATCGCGGCCCGTCAGGGCATTCCGAGACCGGCTTCTTTCGCCACGGGATCATCGTCCAATCGTCTGGGAAACCTTGAAGTCTCTCGCACTCGCGAGGCGTGAGACGGCGGACGGTCATGGCCTGCGCCACCGCGATAGTCGCATCGCCACGGCTGTTACCAGTTCCCATGCAATGCGTCGATCCGTCCGTGCTGCTAATGGGATCCTGCGTCGGGTGGAACGCCACCGCCGGCGGCAAAGCACCGTTGTAGGAATCGATTCCGATACCGACTGCATGGACACGCTCTTTGATTAGTGGAGCCGTATGTTCATTGCAAAATTGATGAGTAGCCTTTGGATTCGATGACTGTCCCGGATCAAAAGAGAACGCCACCGCCACCGTGGTCGCCCTCGTGTCGCCTTGGTCGAACAGCGAGAGCGTCGGGTTGACCTGGCCGTCCACCCATGTCTCATCGTCGCTCGTGGACTGGGCGCGCTTGGCCTTCGTGAACGGCACGGGCTGCGCGATGACGGGGTGATTCATCTCGTGGAATCCGCTCGCGCCCTGCGAAGCTCGAAGCGCGGCGACGGCATCATCCTGCTGCAAGCCGTCGCGGTCGTTCTGCCATCGATAGGCGGTCGGCTGCGCGATCAGGTTGTAGCACTCGTCTCCTGCCGGCCCTCCGGTTCCCTTGGCCCACTTGCTGCTGACTGTCCCGCAGCAACCGCCTCCAACGCCTCCTTCAGCATCGGCGGCAAAGCCTTTCCCCTTCGCTCGGCGCGCCTCAAGATGCCGCTGCAAGCCTTCGGCGAGAGCGAGTACTTCGCCGGGAGCGGCCCAGTCTCCAAGACATCCGACAACGAACACACGCCGCCTGCGCTGCGGGACGGCTCGGGGCCATCGCCCCACTCGGATGTATTGAGCGTCAAGCACTCGGTAGGCCCACCCATACCCGAGTTGCCCCAACGCCCCGAGGAAGGTTCCAAAATCCCGTCCTCCGTTCGATGACAGAACACCGGGGACATTTTCCCATACGAGCCATCTCGGGCGCAGGCGGTCAGCGATTGCCAGGTAGGTGAGCATGAGGTTGCCTCTGGGGTCGGCGAGTCCTTGCCGCAACCCGGCAACGCTGAAGGACTGGCAGGGAGTGCCTCCGACCAGAAGGTCGATTGCACCTCGGGTGATGGGCCACGATTCATGCTTCGTCATGTCTCCGTAGTTGGGAATGTTGGGGAAGCGATGCGCCAGCACCGCCGCCGGGAAGGGTTCGATTTCGCTGAAGCCTACGGGTGTCCACCCGAGATGCTCCCAAGCTACGCTCGCGGCTTCGATTCCGCTGCACACGCTCAAGTACCGCATCGTGCGTACTCCTTTGCGGCCTTTGCCGCGTAGCCGTCCGTGGCTCTCCGGCGCTTCCCAGTTGCGCCCCGTGGCCCTCCGTTGTGAATGCGTGCCACCGTGTCAATCGACCAGTCCGGTGCGTAGCGGGACAGGTAGGCGATGACCACGCGCTTGGCGTATTCCGGATCGGTCACGTCGCTGTACGGGCGAGAACGCAGCGACTTGTCGTACTCGCAGGCGTCCTGCCAGTACACCTCCCAGATCTGGAAACGACCGAGCGCCTTCCCGTTGTCACCTACGGCGCGGTCAGGATCGCGCGAGCCGCCAGTCTCGACCTGGCGGAGCGCGTCGAGGATGCGGCGCGTGTCCGTGCCGGCGGGAGGCGGCACAACGAGCGCGGCGGCGAGGAAAGCGGTGATCACGCGCGGCCCCCGATCTCTTCTGCCGTCCAACGGTAGTGGCCGAGTTCGTGGTGATACTGCTTGCCGTCGAACCGCACGATCTCCACGCGGCCGTCGAGATGCTCGATTGTTGCATCGACTAGGGCGCGCTCCTGCTCGTAGCGTCGCTTCAGCTCGGCCCAAACCTTGCGGCGGATGTGGTCGCTCACGCGCGGCCCCCTTCGATCATCGCGCGGATCTTTGCTCGCTTGATCGCCGCGCTCTTCTCGAAGCGAGCGATCGCATTCATCGCCGCTTGTTGGCTTGCATAGCCTTCGCCGTTGTTGATCGGCCCGTTGAAGCCTGCGTTACCGCGCGTGATGTACCAGCGCGTGTAAGTCCCAAAGTTTGCAGGGGCGACGCGCACGCCTTCGGCGAACAATGCGTTGCTAATGATCGTTTCGATTGTCTCGTTCATGGCTGTGTCTCCTTGACGGGCCTCATGCCCGACGGTGACTGTATCGGCGATCACGCCCAGTCGCCTTGAGCGAAATCCTAGAAAGGTGGCAACGTTGCCACGGCGGGGGCGGAAACCGTGATAATCGCACGCAAACGCCATCCCGCGCACGGTGTCTCGTTATCACTTGCGACGGTGTTAGGGATCTGATCCCCCCCCTGCCAATTTTGATCGGACTTTCCGGTTAACGCCTGTTAGGGTGCCAAGGTCCGTTTTCCGCAGCCGCATCCTCGCTTGGTCGGCTCCGTACCTTCGACCGTGACGGCAGCCCACTTGCCCCGCGGGCAGGACTCGCCGGCCACGCGGATCTTGGCTCCGGTAAAGCAGCCGCACTCACGGCAGCGACCGCAGTCGTGCGCGTCGCACTCGAGGCAGGCAGCCCAGCGGGATCGTACCGTCTCGTCGCAGGCAGCCTGCACCCCCAGCGCGGCCTTCGCCACGCCGACGGCCCCTCTGACCAAGTCGCTGACCGAGGGGCTCTGGTCGCCGTCTCCGCGCTTCCATCGGGTTGTGTGGCTCATGGCGTGATCCTCGTCACGGTGATCTCTTCCGGCACGCCGCGCGCGATCGCAGCATCGCGAGTCAGCGCGTTGCATCCGCCAGGTGTCGTGCAGGTGCACGATGTGGAATCGGTGACAGTCGATAGCGAGTATACGGTTGCAGGATCGGCCTCGGTGTAGAGGCTCCAAGCGAGACAGTCAGTACCGTCTTCGATAGTGACTCCCGGCGGTTTGCGGTACTGAATCGCAGAGATCAAAGGCACGCTACCCAGTGTCATCGTTGCACGGTCAAGCTTGAACACGCGAGTGGCCCCGGCGCTCGTCGATGTCGAGTAGAGCCTCTGGTCGTGACATCCTCGGTAGTACGCGGTGACGGTGTTCGACACGCTCGTCGGCCCGGACAGATTCCCGAATGTGGTCTGGCTCGTCCACCCTCTCGTGTAGTACCGCTGCCATACCTTGAACTGGATAGCGATCTCGGTCTGGCAACAGCAGTCCGTGAAGGTGCACGCACCGCATCCGACCCCTGCCGCCATGGTCGTGCCAGAGCATCCGCCAGTTGTTGCATCCGCATTCGCGCACGCATTGGTCGCGCGCGTGCGATGTCGATATGAGCAGCCGGCCGTAGAGATCGTCGGGTTGCCGTCGGGTCCGTTCGTGCTCGAGGTCAAGGATGCGACCCATCCGCTCGAAGCCGTCGAGCCTGCCCAGGTGAATCGCAGGGTTCCGGCAGACGAGTACGGTGCCTCAACCGATAGACCGCTTTGCACGCGCGTCGAGTTGATCTGCCAGGCGTGGCAGCACGAGCCTGAACCGCGGAACTGGATCTCGCCGATGTCATCGGAGAGCAGCCGGCACTTCACCGTAGAAGTCGTTGCTACGCACGGGAAGACGTTGCCAGGCGGAGAGCATCCATATGAGATTGGGTACTCGCAGAAGTTCGGATACGGTGCGATGTCTACATAGATCAGAAGTGCGGTCTGATTGTTGAGGTCGAATCCGCAGGTAGTGGTCTCGCGCTCTACACCAATGTCGAGGATATAAGCGTTCGCGGCATTGATTGGCGTGATGGTGTTTGAGTTGCAATATGCGTACGTCGTTGTCGGGCTTACACAAGCTCCACCAGAGTTTGTGCATTCTGGCGTGCTCTGAAAGTCAAGCCCACAACGACCGCAACACAGACCGTGCACCACACCATCGTCATCGATGTATCCAGTCACATCCTCGACAACGATCTGCACATCGTTGCACCGCTGATCGACTTGGACTACCCCGGTGCTGCCCGGGAAAGCGATCTCGTAGATGAACTGGCTCCCCGTGACGGGGAGGTAGGTTTCCGGCCCCGCACCACACGCGCACGGACTAGCCACGCAGCAGCAGGCCCGCGACGGGTTCAGCATCTCACTTCTTCAGCCACTTGGACAGCAGGCCGAAGTGACCGACGATGAAGCCGCCGACGAGGCAGAGGCCACACGCCCAGACCGAGCCGAGGAACGATTCAACGCTTGCGAGCACCATGTGTAGATCCCTTCTTTCGATTCTTCCGAACGGGTTGAGGTGGCGCGGTGCGCCGGAAAGCCTCGTCGAACATCCTATCGCGCTCGCGCATCTGCCACACGCGCTCGCGCGCATCGTCGCCGCCGACCTCGATCAGCTCGGCCGCAAGTTCGGCGTTCCGGCGCTCCGCCGGCGTGATGAGTCCGAGCCAACCGCGCACGAACTTGCCGAGGCCCAAGTGCCACACGAGGAACACGATACCCGCGATCGAGAGCGCGAGGAGACCGTAGGTCACGACCTCGGCCCACCACGGAGTGATGTTCGTCGTGCCCATCAGGTAGACCTGGACGGCATCGACGAGACCGAGGATCTGCTCTTGTTCCACGATGCCTCCTTCGGCCTGCGTGCGGATCGTCGGGATCGAGGGATCAGGCTTCCCCGTCTCGGCGTGGATCGTCTCGAACCGACGGCCGCTCGACCTCGCGAGCGTGCCGATCTCGTTCGAGCTCATGGCGATCTTCTCCGTGGCCGTCGAGCATCCGGCGACGAGCGACAGCAGGACTAGCGCGATGATCCTCATAGTGCCCTCGCTCGATCGAGTGCGTCGATCCATGCCGCACGGCGTGCGTGGTC